ACAGCACAAGCGCAGCCGTGAAGTCGTCAGCGCCGCCCAGGTCGTCGATCACTACCCGCACATATGTCTCCACCGCCCCGGAGAGCGTCAGCGAATAGACGCCCACATCCGAGAAGGTGATCGAACCCTTGTCCGTCGGCGTCGTCATGCCGACCACCGTATCGCACTCAATCGTCACGATGGCATCCGTCGCCGTGCCCGTGATGTCGCGCACGAAGAGGAACGCCGTGCCGCCCGTCGTGCCCGGCCCCGGCAGCGTGACCACCGTCCCGTTGCCCGTTGCATCGACCAGCCCATCGAGCAGCGTCAGCCCGCCGCTGACCACGCCCTCGAATGTGCCGTTGAACTTCAGCAGGTCATTCACCGGCGTGTCGACCGTCACATTGGAACCCCACGCCGACGCCACCACGTAAGCCGGTTGACCGACCGCCGTCGTGTTGAGCAGCCACGCCACCCACGCCGCCGTCTCCGTCCCCAACCGGCTGTACACCTCCGCAAAAGTGTCGCCGGCATCGTTGCCCGTGTAGTAGCCGCTCATCGTCAACTGCCCGCTGGCTGCGTCCGGCTGATACTGCATCGCCGTCGATTGCCAATTGCTGCTCTCCAGCGGCTCCGCCGTGTTGGCCAGCGACGCCGAGAAGGTGTCCAGCGAGAAATCGAACTCATCGACCAACAGCCGCCCGTTGTATGCCTTCACGCCCATGCTCACACCTCGCTAAAGTTGACCGACACGATCACCGTGCAGCCGAACAAATCCGCCTCGGGGTCGTAATAATCCGATCCATCCGTCACACTCGCCACGGCGATGTCGCCGCCCTGGTACGTATCCAGCGCCACCCGCACCGCCTCGGCGCCGTTGCGTGCCGTCAGCCACGTCGACGCCCAACACGTCAGCGAGATGGTCACATCCGCCTGCACCCCGCCGCCGAAGGTGTATTCCCGGCTGCCCGCCTGCCGTGCGAACGTAATCGCCGGCACGTCGGCCGCCTGGCGCACCGCCACCGGCGTGATGCGGTCGCTCACAATGTCCGTCACATCGGAGTCAGCCAGCAGCACCGCCACCACCGAGGATTCGATCATCTCGACGCCCCCGTATACTGCGCCACCGTCCAGCGGCTTTCGATCAGTTTCTGCAACCGCCGCAAAATGAAGGCGGACGCCACCGGCTGCGCCTCTTTCACGCCCACCCGGAAAAAGCGTTGCGCCCGTTGCCGCCCGACGCCCTTGCGCCGCTTGCGGCCGCGCTCGACGAAAAGCCCGTAAAAGACGCTTGACACGACGACCACCTGCCCCGGCCGCGGCGGATAGCGCAGCGGACTGTTAATGCGCCTGCCGTTGCGGCTGAGCTGCGAGAAACGATAGCTCTCTGTGCTGGCCGTGTAGATGCCCTGGCGCAGCTTGCCGGTATCCTGTGGCGCCCTGGCCCTGGCCCGTGCCGCCATCACTTCGGCGCCGCGCTGAATCTCGCGCGTGACCGCCGGCGAGCGCAGCGTCAACCCGACTTTCTCGAGCCGACCCTGGATCTCCTTAATCCCGTCGATCTTGATGCGGACAGCGTTACGCCGTGCCATCGTGGCCTCTCTCCAGGTTGAGCTGGAACTCGTCTCCATGCTTTAGCGCCGTCTGTGCCAGCGTCTCCAGCTCCGCGTCAGAGAAGGTGGGATACATGACCACCGTGGCGATCACGATACCGTTTTGAGCATCTGCGTCGATCCTGAACGATCTGACCACGCCAGGATCGAGACCCAACGCGGTACAAAAAATCTTCGCCAGACTACGACTTGGTGTTGCCATCTATATCTCGACCTCCATGCAGCGCAGCGTGATATAGCCACGCGGCAGCGGCGTCACCGTATCAATCGCCAGCGTCTTGCCCGCCCACGTCAGCCGGTCGCTGTGCGTCACCGTCACCCCGTCACGGATGATCACCTCGTAGGCCACCACCATCACCGGCCGGTCGGCCAGCAACGGCTCACGGCCGCCGCGCTCCGTGACCTTTGCCCACACCGTCGCCACGTCGGCCCACGTCACGACCTCGGCATTGGCCGTCCCGCGCGTCACCGTCGCCGTCTGGAGCGTCACCTGCTCGGTCAGGTCGCCCGCCGCAATCGGTCGCATCAGTACCGCACCCGCACCAAATTCAACACACGCTGCACCGCCGGCGACACCTGCGGCGTGGAGCCGACGATTACCGCCTCCCGGTTGGCGTAAATCTCGCCAATCTGAAGAAGGATCGCCGCCTTCGCCATACCTGGCACGTTGGAGGCGTCCGCATAGCCCGCCACGAACGTCACGGCGATGGCGTTGGCGCTGTCCAGCGTATCGGATGGCCAGGACGCATCGGGCGCCAGGACCACCCGGCCCGGCTCGCTCGCCGTGTCGACCCGGTAGTTGCTGGCTGCGAACGTGTGCACGGCGCCGGCGTCGTCCGTGTATTTGATGTGCGTCACACTGCGCAGCGGTGGCCGCGGCAACTCAATCACCCCGCCGGCCGGCCACGCATCCAGATAGAGAGTCCAGGTTTGCGGCAGCAGGGCACGCCAGCACTCATTTTCGATCGCCTCACGCGCCATCTGCGCATAGAGCGTGAGAATGCTATCCTCCGCCGTGCTGCTGATGTGGAGATGGTCCTTAATCTCCGTCAGCGTGACAGGCTCTTCGGTTGGCGGTGTGACCAGCGTCCAGGACCCGATCATGCTATTTTCGCTTTCGCTTTGCCGTAGCCGTCTCGACGGGCGGCGCGACCGCATGCTCCACGCCAGGCAGCGGCACCCCATCCACCGCGACCGCCGCGCCCATTGCGACCAGCGCCTCGCCCATGGCCTCCGGCACCTCGACAACCTCTCCCGCCTGCATCACGCCTAGCGGACCGGCCGCCAGCGTTACCATTCGCACCTGCATCGCTCACTCCAATCAGGGCAGGAGGCCAACGTAAAAGCCCCCTGCCCCGCTACCCTCACGCCTCGGCCGGGCTGGCCACGACCGCCGCGTCGCTGATCGTCGCGTGCTCTGCCACCGGCAGCTCACGCGGGCCGTAGAGGATGGCCGTCACCGTGCCGAACGCAATGTTCGCCGTGGCACTCACGCGCACCGCCTGCACATAGCGCTCCGCCGGCCGGTAGACATCGACCACCAGCAGCGTGCCGTTGACGTCGTCGTTCGTGGCGCTCGTCACCGTGGCGCTGGCGCCGGAAAGGGCCGCCATGTTGGTGTCACTGTCGGCCGTGTTCTGCTCGACCTTGAGCGTCGCCACGCCCGTCGCCACGCTGTCCTCGATGGGGCAAACGAACATCACGCCTTCCCAGCCGGCCATGTCGATGCGGTCGCTGTTGCTGTCCGTGTTGGCAGCGGCCGCCACCGGCGCCCCTACCTCACGCACGCTCACGTTCTTGAAGAGATTCATGTCTCTGTGCTCCTATTGAATAGCGACGGTGCCAGGCGAGGAACTTGCGCCCCTCGCCCCTCGCCCCTCGCAACTTACCCCAGCTTCACACGCACGAACGCCTCTTCGAGCGTCGGCATGCCGTCGGACTCCATGCGGCCGATGAGCGCCACCTGGTTGGTCGTGGCATAGAGCTCGACGAGTCGCTGCATTTCCAGCGCCAGGCTGTCGGCGATCCAGTAGTTGCTGAAGTCACCCAGGATGCCCACACAGAGCGCGCTAGTGAACGTGTTCGGCGCGTACTCGCTCACATCCATCGGCAGCCCCAGCAGACGATCCGGCTCCCCGTCGCGCACCGACGGGTACCAGAGATACTGGCCCGTATCGGCGCCGCCGGAGAGGTCGCGCAGCAGTGCGATCTGTTTGACCGCATCACGATGGAAGATCCAGCGCGCCCGCGGCCAGTACGCCGACTTGAGCGCGTACTTGGCGTTGATCAGCCCGTTCATAGCGATGGCGGTCGCGCTGTTGCCCGTCGCCACATCGCGGCTGGTGCTGATGCCGTAGCTGCTGGCCGTGAAGACGCCGAGCGGCTGGTTGCTGCCGGTTCCGGTCAGAAACGCCTTTTCCTGCGTGATGGCGAACTTGTAGCCCAGCCGCTGCATGGCCAGACCCTCGCTGTTCGGCACCTTGCGCAGCAGCGTGCGGCTGATCTTCAGCCGCTTAGCCACCGGGTGCGGGTGCAGCTCGCGACGGCCGAAATTCATCGTGCTGTCCTCGCTGCCCGTTGCCAGTTCGCTCGTCCAGTCGGCGTCGGCCGGGTCCGCCTCGAGCGTCGGCACGCCCAGGCTGTCGGCCGTCGGCACGGCGAAAACAGTGGCATGCTGGCGGATAAACACCTGGTCGTCGATGGCCTTGATCAACTGGTCGACGAGCTGCATCGGCGTCACCAGGAAGCCGCCGGCCGTGTCCAGGTCCACTTGCAGCGCACGCTGCTCGCCGCGCAGGATGTTGGCCGTCCATGCCTGCCGGTACTCCGGCGTTGCGGTCTGCGCCAGGCGCCGCCACTCGGGGTTGTCCAGCCCGCCGTCGTTGAGCGCCTGCATCGAGCGCGCCAGGAAGCGATGTTTCGGGCCGCCGTTGCC